GGGGGTCAGGCCTGCTCACCGTGGTGTACATCGGATGACCCGCTACGCCTTCACCAACGCAGATGGCATTGTGGTGCAACTTATCAGCGGCGCGCTCAATCCAGCGCAGCAGGCGCAGTTCCTGCGCGACTATTCCGCGCTGTTCGGCGCGGTTGCCATCATTGAAGTGGAGCCAGATACAAGCGTGTGGATTGGCGGCGCGTATCTTGACGGCGTATTCGCACCGCCACCGCAGCCTGAGCCAGAGCCTGAAGTGATTGAGGAGCCTATTGCTATGATTGATGAGCCGCAGCCAGAGCCGCTGCCTGAAGGTCAGGAGCCTGAAGCATAATGACAGCCAGCCAAAGCAGCGAGATTTTAAAGCGGCTAGACCGCATTGAGAAAGACCTGACTGAAATTAAAATTGACTTGGCGGAATCCCGCGGTGCGCTGAATCTGGCTAAGGGCATTATCTTTTTATTGGGGCTGACTGGCCTCGGCGGATTGATTACTTGGCTGCAAGGGCAGGGAAAATGATTCTGAAGGTACGCAGCCAGCTTGGCTTGGCAGAGCGCTTTGGCGTTAAGGCTATGGACGATTGCGGCCCTGCAAGCCTTGCAACTGCAGCTACAGCCCTTGGCGTTGATACCAGCACCAAGCAGGGGCACAAAGCCTGTGAGCAGGCTGGGCGCATTGACACGCCTACCGGCGCAGAGGGCACGAGCGCAAAGCAGGTGCGCGATGCTGCAAAGATTCTGGGGCTGAAGGCGCGCATTGTGTATGACTGGAGTGAGGCAAGCAATGAGGTGAAGGCTGGCAGCATCCTCATCCTGAATATCCAAGCCAGCCAAAAGGTAGTGCCAGACCGCCTGCGCTCAAAGTGGCAGCGCGATTACTGGCGCAAGCAGCCGCTTGCAACCTACGGGCACTGGGTGGTGCTTGGCTATAGCAATTCAACTTGGGAGTATGCGTGCCCTACAATGCAGGAAGGCAAAGAGGGGCGCTACGCAATGCCTGAGGAAGTCAAAACTTTGCGCGATAGCAAGGGCAATGCTGGGTTTCCAACACCGCCCGCAATGGTGTTGATTAGCAAGAGGGGAGCCGCGTAATGAATCCGATTATTAGTGACCTATTGAATGCGCTGATTGTGGGCTTGGTGCCCGTGGCAATTGGTGCGCTTGGCTATTTGGGCAAGCAGGTAATTGATTTCCTGCAGGCTCGTATGGGCGCTGAGCAGTTTGCAATGGTTGAGGCGATTGCTCGCACGGCGGTGCGCTCCATTGAGCAGACACTTGGCACAGAGGAAGGCGAAGCCAAAAAGGCAGCTGCTCTGGCGCTGGTGAAGTCTGAGTGCCTAAAGCGTGGCTACAAGCTGGACGATGAAGCCATTGGGGCGGCCATTGAGGCTGCCGTGTACCAAGAGCGCCTGAAGCGCTAACCGGCAATGGCATACGCTGCCGCAAAAGAGCCGCCACCTTGGGGGCGCTGTGAGGTGTGTGGACTGAGCAGCCGCGTATGGAAAGCCAATGAGTCTATCGTTGCGCTAGGCGCAGGCTATGCGGTGGTGGAGGGTGAGGGCTATTGCCGCGATTGCATTGCGCTGGCTGTTGAGCTGGCAGGCTCAGAGGATATTGACTAAGCAGCCCTGAGAGGCTGCTTGACCCCCGCCCGTACCCTCCTCACGGGCGGGGGCTACCCTCCGATTGTTACCATCCAGCCTGCATAAAAAATAGCCACGCAACAACCGTTGCAAACGGCTTGACAGCGTTGCAGGGGTGGGTGTACCTTATGGGAGTCAGGGAGTGAATCCACCAAACGGTGGGCCTGGCAGAGGAGTAAAAAATGGCAAAGGCTCTTGATAGCTTGGTGGTTGACTTCACGCTTACCGATGAGGTGCGTGACGCTATTGCTGCGTTTGAGGCGCAGCTGGTTGCACCGATTCACGAGCACACCGTGCTTGCAAATGGCGTGGCTGACTGCTGCGCCTGCTGCGATGATGTGCGCGCAGGCAACCAGTGCAAGTGCGGTGAGCTTGAGGCGCTGCGCGCAGAGGCTGCGCAGATTGCTGCAGCAGAAATGGCTGACCGATAATGCGCACCTTTATTGCTGAGGCGCTGAGTGTGGCGCTGTTTATGTTTGCGATGGTGCTGCTACTAGCAGCGGGAGGGATGCAGTGAAACTGAACAGGGCTAATGAGCCAGTGGTGCTCACTGATATGCGCCCGCTCAGTGTGCCGCGCCTAGTGCGCGGTGAGCAGCGTGCAGACAAACTGCGCTTTATGGCGCAGCTACTCTTTGCGCTTGCTGGCTGGGTGTTTATCTATGCGTGGTTGAGTTAGTGCCGCTCTATGTGTATCAGTGCCCCGTATGCAAGGCGCTGGATGAGCGGCTGCAAACCATTGATGCGCCACTTACTCCGCGCTGTGAAAAGTGCGGGTGCTTTATGCCCCGCGTAATCAATGCACCGGCGGTGCAATACAAAGGCTCAGGCTGGGCAAAGCAGGATAGAAAAAAGGAGGGAAAGTAATGGCAGCAGCCGCAAAGGTTAAGCCAACGGTTGCGCCTAACCCTGATGATGTTGCGCTACTTATTTTTAAGCTCCGTGGGCGGGGCTTCCCGCACTACGGGCTTTCTGACGATGAGCGGCGCAGGGATTTCTCAACCTTCCTTGCATATGACCGCTCAGCACTTATTGCTGATGGCGTAGTTTGGCAAACGCTTCACGCAATGGGGTTGCTCTGGTCATACTTCCCACACCATTGGGCGATTAAGTGCGGCAAAATGCTGACCCCGCTTGATATCTGGGAGGATGAGGCGCTTTTTCGTAAAGCAATCCTTTCACGCATTAAGTGGGGCGGCTATGACATTGCCGGCGATGGCACACCGGATATGACACCTGCACAGGTGCGCAAGGCTATCCGCACCGCGTCAGGTACCCAGCGTGTTTCAAACTTTAGACCCACAGCGGCGGCTGCTATCTATGACCGATTTGCACAGGGGGTGGTATGGGATATGAGCTGTGGGTTTGGGGGCAGATTGCTTGGGGCGATTGCGTCAGAGCGTGTGACTGGGTATATCGGCACTGACCCTTCAGCTAAAACTATGGTTGGGTTGCGCCAGATTGCAGAGGATTTTGGCGGGAATAAGGCTATTGAGCTGCACCAAATTGGGTCAGAGGAGTTTACGCCAACCGCCGGCTCGGTATCTCTCTGCTTCACATCCCCGCCATATTTCAATACAGAGGCGTATGCGAATGAGGAAACGCAAAGCGCGGTGCGGTTTAAGACTGCAAGCGCTTGGCGCGATGGCTTCCTTAGGCAGACACTGCGCAACTGCTATGAGGCATTAGAGGAAGGTGGGCATATGGTCATAAACATTGCTGATGTCAAGAGCTACCCAGAGCTGGTGTTTGACACTGAGGCGCTGGCGCTTCACATTGGATTTCGTCAGCTGGATACGCTCAGGCTGGCGCTCTCAAGTATGAATAAGGGCGGGTTTAAGTTTGAGCCAATTTTGGTATTTGTAAAGGAGGGAAAGTAAATGGCAAGAGTGTTTGAATTCGTGAAGGCCGCGCAGCGCTCACCTGAATGGTTTGAGTTGCGCAAGGATGGAATCACAGCAACTGATGCGGTGGTGATTGCAGGGCTGTCACCCTACAAAACCCGCTACGAGCTGTGGGCACAAAAGAGCGGGCTGATTGGCGAGCAGCCAGCAGGTGAGGCTGCCACCCGTGGCATCCTGCTTGAGCAGGCTGTGGCTGATTGGTACACGCTAGAAACCGGCAGGAAGTTGAAGCGCAGCAATGGCATTGTGCGGCGCATTGATACCCCGTGGGCAATGGCAAGCCTTGACCGCACGGTGGTGGGTGAGCCTGGTTTGGTGGAGGTGAAAACCAGCACCAGCAGCCGCTGGCAGCTGTACCCCGTGCCGCCTGAATATGTGGCACAGGTTCAGTGGCAGGCATTCTGCACAGGCGCACCGTGGGTTGATGTGGTGGCGCTGCTAGGAGGCTTGAAGTTTAGGTGTGAGCGCGTAATGGCTGACCCTGACTATCAGCAAGAGCTGTACCGCAAGGCGGTTGAGTTTCGTGAGTTGATTGCCAGCGGCAAGCCGCCAGAGGTGATTGGCACAGACTCAGACACGCTGGCAAAGGTGGTACCGCAAGCCAGCGATGAGTGGGCACACGCTGATGACGGCATTGAGCGCGTGGCTGAGCAGTATGCTGACGCGCTCTATGAGAGCAAGCTTGCTGATGAACACCTACAGAATCTGGCAGTGGTGTTGAAGGAAGCCATTGGGGATAAGGTGGGCATCACCGGCACGGGCTGGTACGCCAGCTGGAAACAGAATAAACCCAGCCGCAAAGTAGATTTCAAAGCGGCGCTGGAGGCGGCAAAGGTGCCGCAAGAAATCATTGACGGCGCAACTCAGGAAGTACCTGGGGCGCGGGTGTTTAAGTTTAAGAGGGGGGAATAATGCTGACTTGGGAAAAGCAGCCAGACTCCAAGAAACTTATTCGTGACCGCAAGTATCACCAGTGTGTGATTTGCGAAAAGCGCGATTCAGTCACAAGCGATGTGATGTGGGTAACGGTCAAGGAAGAAGATGGTTCAACAAAGCAAGAGCCACGGTTTTTGAAGTGGTGGACTTGCCTAAAGTGTGAGGAGGCAACAAAGTGAGCAAGGAAATCGCCGCGGCGCTTAGCGCGCCATTTGAGGCTAAGGATTTGAAGCAGCGTCCAGGCAGGGCTGGGCTGGTGTTCACATACGCTGACGCTCGTGCCGTGGCACAGCGGCTTGACGATGTGCTGGGAATCGCTGGCTGGCAGTTTGAGGTGAAGGTGGCTGACCCTGCTAGGTGCGTGGTGCACGGCAGCTTGGCGCTAGTGATTGATGGCAGCACTACAATCCGCCAAGATTACGGCTACCCCAATGGCCCTCAGGATGACGAGCCGCTTAAGTCAGCGGTGAGCGATGCCCTCCGCCGGTGCGCGGCACAGGTAGGCGTTGGCAGGAGCCTTTACAGCCCCGATAAGAGCGCGGGGGCTACCAAGCCCCAGCCTACGGTTGCACCAGCCATTAGCGTGGCGGAAAAGGGCAAATACGGGGATTCTAGCGAGGGGGTCACAGCCCCTTCAAATGATGACCTGCTGGCAGTGAAGGCTGCAATGATTTTTGCAGAGTCAACCACTGAGGGCACTTGCAGTCACGGGCAGGCTTGGAGCCTGAAGCCAGGTGGTGTCAGCAAAGCTACGGGGAAGCCCTATAACCCATTCTGGGCGGCCTCCCATAAGGCACCTGATGGCTCGTGGTGCAAGGATAAGCCAAGCAATCAGTGGGTAGCAGCCCACAGCAAGCCAGCGGCACCGGCACTGGTGCCTGAGGATACGCTTGAGGAGTTGCCTTTTTAGGCTTCAGCAATTGGGGGCTGGTGCTAATTACGCCAGCCCCCGCCACACAGGGAGGGAATAAATGGCACAAGGCGCGTGGATTAAGTTGAGCGTGGGATGGGATGAGGATGAGCGGATTGCGGTGCTACCACCGCTGGCGCAGCTCACCTATCTCAAGGTGCTGACGCGGGCGAAGCGGCAGCGCCCACAGGGGAGCTTTGGCAGCATTGAGCATTTGCGCACTCTGGTGCCTGCTAACCTGCATAAGCACTTATCAACATTGCTGAAGGTTGGGCTACTTTTTGAGTCAAATAAAAGAATTTGCGTAGACAACTTTTCTAAATATCAAGTAGACCCTAGTGCAACGGAGCGCTCAAACAGGTTCAGAATGGCGCAACGCAACGGTTTTGCAACGCAAATGCAACGCACTGACAGAGAGAATGACATAGAGAGGGAGAAGGAGAAAGACACTCTTACTAAACAGCCAATGCAAGTAGGCAAGATTTTGAGAGGCGGTATCTGATGATGCGCAATGAGGGAGCAACCCACATTGACACCACGGGCATAGAGGGGATTATTCCAGCTAACCCTAAGTGGGGTTTCTCAAACATTGACCTTATTGGTGAGCGCAAGGGTAGGTTTCTGGTACAGGAATGGAAGCGCCCTAATGAACAGTTGAGCACAGGGCAGAGGATTCTTTTAGAGCAGTTGGCAAAGCAGCCAGCCTTCACCGTGCTCGTGGTTACAGGGCACACCGCCGGTACGGCAATGACGGTGCACGCGGTGCACGAGCTCATTGGCGGTAAGGCGCAACTCATTGCCACCACCACTGAGGCATTTAGGGAGTGCATCAGTGTCTGGTACGGCAAGGTTGAGCGGGGCGAAATATGAGCCGCCCCGTTGCGCTAATCGGGCCACAGGGCGCGGGTAAAACCACCTTGGCTGAGTTGCTGGTTGAGCACCGCGGCTACAGGCGGCACGGCATTGCTGATGGCATCAGGCGGGTGCTGCAAATGGCATACCGCGAGGGTGTCAGCAAGGGCGAAACCATTGACCTTCAACGCTTCAGCGGCAAGGTGACCCTCACAGGGCGCGAGCTGATGCAGGAAGTAGGGATGGCACTCCGCGATGTTGACCTTCATTTTTGGCTGCGCGTGTGGTCAGAGGGGTATAGCCAACTTTGGCAGAATGGCGTGCCCGTAGTGGTTGACGATGTGCGGCTGCCCAGCGAGGTGCAAATGCTGCGCGTGATTGAGCCAAGCATTGCCATTGTGCGGGTGCACGCTGATGCTGAAGTGCGCAGAGAGCGCAGGGCGGGGGAGTTCACGGGCAATGGTGATATCACTGAAACAGGGTGGGAGGGGGCAGCGTTTGATGCCACCATTGACACCACCGCTTGCACGGTGCAAGAGGCATATGCAGCCCTGGTGGCTGCGATTGATGGAGGGAGTGAGAATGTTTGAGCAGCTGAACACGCTATGCGCAATGGTGGGGTATCAGTTTGATGCCCTGCTTGCGGTTCCAAGCGGCGGCTTTGTCTGCGTGCTGGTGGATAGGCTTGATGGCGAGCTGGAGTTTAAGGGGGAAACCCCACAGGCAGCCGTGCAGGCCGCAATTGACCGCCTTGAGGTAGTTAGTGGGAGTATCACCCATTGAATACCTTTAGTGCTCTAGGGGTAACGCTGGCGATGCTCCAGCTCACAATGGCAATACTGGTTGCGCTTTCTATCCCCACTGCAAGCAAGCGCGGCAGCGGTTGGCTGGCTGCGATGTACGCGGTGGTTGGGTTTGCTACCGTGGTGTGGATTATGAGAGCGGCACTATGGCAGGCGTAAAGACTTCACGGGGCGGCGCAAGCAAGGCACCCGTGTTTTCGCCTACCCCGTGCGCTGAGTGCGGGCAGACCATTGACACCGGCAAGGATGCCACCCGTGTGCTGCGCATTGGCTACGAGCCAAAGCAGCGCAGGCTGGAGTGGATGCATAAGGGTCACATAAAATGACCCGCATTGAGCGAGCTGCACCATTCCTTGATGAGCGCGTGATTGCGGTGCAAGAGGGCCCTGATGCGTGGTGCTATGAGCCTGGGGTTGGAGGCAGGGCGTGGTGCATTCTCAGCCAGCGCTTTGCTGATGCGGTAGCGCCTGAAGGCTGGTTTTTTCTGTACGAGGGAATTGGAAACCGAAAAACAAACCTTGACTTGGTGAAGCACGGGCTAATGCAATTGGAGCAGAGCCGGTTCACCTTGAGCGATGGTGGCACCGCGCAGCTCGCAAGGCTGGTGCCGTAGTGGGCTACTTCAAGGATGAGGCGATTAAGCAAGGCATTGACCCAGCCAAGAGCCGCAAGGGAAAAAACAGCCGCCAGCGCGGGCACGCGTTTGAAAGATTTGTGGCGGAGAAACTTGGCGGTAGGCGTGTGGGCCACTTTGGCGGAAAAGCAGATGCCACTGGCGGTGAAGGTGAATGGCTGCAGGTGCAATGTAAAGTGGGCGGCAGCTTCAGTGAGCGCCAATGGGATTGGCTGCAGAGTGTGCCCGTAAAGAGTGACCAGCTGCGTGGCTTGGTGATTGGTGACAGCCCAGGCGTTGGAGGTGGGCGAAGGCGCGCAGTTATCGTGCTGGATTTGGATGACTTCACAGAGTGGTTTGTAAGCAAGCCAACTGATGAGTAGCGCTGACTTCGCCAGCAAATTCTCAAAGCACCTGGGCGATACTCGCCGGTGGCAGGCATTTACATTTATTGCTGACACGCTCGCAGAGCTGCGCAGACCTATCGGCATTGTTGAAACAGGATGCTTGCGCCAGCCTGATAACTGGGCGGGTGACGGCCAGAGCACCGCGGTGTGGGATTGGCTGCTGAAGCAGCACGGCGGCTACGGGCATTCCTATGACATCAGCCCAGACAGCGTGGCAGCAGCCCGCGCAGCGGTAAGCAAGATGGAGGTGCACCAGCAGGATTCAGTTGAGGCGCTGCGCACATTCCCGAATGCCAGCACCATTGACCTGCTCTATTTGGATTCCTATGACTGGACGGCTGGCAGCGATGCCAGCGCCCAGCACCACCGCGCTGAGCTGGAGGCTATCTATGACCGCCTGCGCCCAGGGTGCCTAATCGCGGTTGATGACTGTATGGGCAAGGAAAAGGGCAAGCACGCCTTGGTGCTGCCGTGGCTGGCTGAGCGTGGGGTTGAGCCTATTGTTACAGGGTATGTGTATGTGTGGCGCAAGCCCCCTGCAACGGCTTGACACCGTTGCAACAGGGGGTTTATGATGCCTATAGCAGCGAGGAAACCAGCAAGTTGCTGGAGCTGCAAAAGGAGTGAGAAAATGGAAAAGGGCACAATCAAGTTTGAGAGCAAAACCAGCGAGCTGCTGGAGTGCACCTGTGGCAACGATGTAATGGCATCAGGATTTGACCGGCTTGAGGGCATTCAGTGCGAAAACCCGCACTACCGCTGCAACCGCTGCGAAACCTATGCGTGCGTTGATTTTGACTTTCACATTGTCAACAATATTGACGCGGCACAGGCTGGCGCACAGGCGGTGCGCTAATGAAGCTGACCATTGGGCACATTGAGGCGCTGATGTTCAACCCAGCACGCGGTGGCTTTGGCTACCTTGGGTGCAGGGAGTATATGACCGGCAAGCAAAAGGCATACGGTGACCGCCAGCTGTTGAAGTTTGCCAATGCAAACGGCTGGGATATGTCTGACCTGTTTTACTGGGCAGACAGCAAGGCAGGGCGCTGGTTTGGTGATGCAATCGTTGGCGGTGGCAAACCCACCGTGCAGGCTGACTAATGACCGCACTGCTGCTGGCGTTGAGTCTGGCACTCACGCCAACAGGGGTGCCAATGGGCGGAATTGCATCCTGGTATGACGCAACCTATACCCCACAGCACGGCGTTGGAGGGCAAAGCACTTGGTACACGCGCCCGCCATATCGGTTGAAGCATTATGCCGCTGTTGGAAGTTGGCGCTGGGGTGACAAACCGTATAGACTGAGGGTGTGCAGGCAGGATGACCCCAGCCGGTGTGTGGTGGTCACCGTGGTTGACCATTGCGCCAGATGCCGCAAAGATTTGAGGGGGGTATGGACGAAAAAGAGCAGAGCAATAGACTTAAGCCCAGCGGCATTCAGCCAGCTGGCAACTCTGGGAAGCGGCCTAGTACGCGTAAGCATTCGGGTAATCCGACAGCCCTAGCACTCATTGATGACTTTTCGCACGCGGTGCGGATATGGGCAGCGCGGCTGAAGGTAAGCCCAAACAAACTCTTTGGGATGACTGAGCACCATCAGCGCAGCGTGCACTGGATGCGTGAGCGCTACTTTGGTGGCGTGGTGCCAACGCTTGATGAGGTTGAGTGGGTGAAGGCATACGCCTTGGCAATCACACAAAGCCTTGCAGAGCCAACGCAACTGAAGCGCTACCAGCTGGTGGTTGAGCAGATGTGCCGCACCTGCGTAGGGGCAGAGCAGCGTGACCGCTACCCAAAGTGTTGGGATGCAACCTGCCCACTGCGCCCAATTAGCCCGCTGCCGTTGGCAGATAGTGCCAAGACTAAGGCACCGCTTGACGCTGACCGCGCCTATGAGCGCCCAGGTGAGGCGTAGTGTAGGATTCGGCAACGCCTGTGATTCACTCCACAGGCACCCCGCCCGCTGGTGGTTTCCTCCCACCGGCGGGCGCTATTATTAGGCGGGGCGGCGTAGATGCAGCGGCTCATATAGGCAATGCCTGAGCGTGCTAAACGCGGGGTGCAACTCCCCGCCCGCTCCATCATCAGACTTTAGGGGAGGCGTATGGCGAAGCAATCAGTAGCGGATAAGTGGGAGTTGCTTGGCGCATACCTTGCTGAGCTGCAGGCTGGTTTACTGCTCTCCCATTGGCGCGTGACGGTGGCACAAGATGCCAGCGATGTTGATGCCTGGGCTGATATCAGCGTTACCAGCCAAGCGGCTTC